TTCATTGCAGAACTAACCGCTTTAAATATGCCCTCGATCGCCATTGACTTAGCAACCTGCAAAGCAGAACTAACCGCCGCCGCCGCATATTCTTGGAAAGATGCGGAACCTTGACTGTTTAATGTTTGAATTGAATTTAATACTGAATCGGCCACCGCTTTTTGAGCTTCGCCGCCTTTTTTCCAAGCATCAAAAAAGGAGTCCGTTGAACTGGTAAATAAGTCTTGTTCTTCTCTTGCTAATCTTAGCGACTCTTTTAGCTCATCTAATTTTTTTAGCTCCTCATCTGTAAATGATATTGTAGGTATTGGCGATGCGCTTTCAGGGAAAGCCGACATAATATCTCCCTCGCTCGGCGCGGTCGGATCTGTTCCAAAATTACGCTGAAAGCGCTGTATCGCAATCGCATCATAATAAGCTCGCGTCGCCGCCTCTAATTTAATTGCCCGCGCTTCTGTTTCGTCCATCAAGTCAAAAAGTTCCTGATAGCGGTCCTTTTGTTCTTTTAAGACTTTGTTTTTGCCTTTTTCGCTTTCTGTAAGCTTGTCGGCTGCGGTCGCGGCTTGATTATTTGATTTGGCTAAATCTTCATTTGCGCTTTGCGCTGCGTTGGTTGTTGCAATACTTGATTGAACTGCCGCTACTCCGTTCGCGATTGCATCGCTTTCCTTTTTCTTGTATTCTAACGCTCTTTGCGTTGCGTCAAATTCTAATTTCCACGCTTTTCGCTTTTCGGCTAATTGCTTTAACTCCTTTGTCCTTGTCGCCTCTGTGATGCTGTTATTTAATATTCTGTACTCCGTTTCTTTTGAAAGAAATTCATTGTAGTATTGCTGTTGCTTTACAAGTTCCTCTTCAAGCGTCAATTGCTCATCGGCTAATTTAGTTAGCTTTTCGGTTCCAGCTCTTGCAAGTGCGCTTTTTAGGATGGAATCTTTTAGCGCGATATATCCTTTTTCAAGTTGCGCAACATCTATTTTTTCGGTCTGAATATTTGCGAAGTATGCCGGATATTCTTTTTGCAGCGCAAGTAAAGCGCGCGTTCTTTCGTCTTTACTTGCTGCTTCGTTTTTCGCCACCGCAATAAGCGCGTTCACTCTTCCAAGTTCTTCGCTTGCTAATTCGTTGCCTCGTTGCCTAACCTCCGCTTCTGTCTTTTTCGCCTGATTCATTAAATTGTATTCGCTGCGCAAATCGTTTAATGAATCCGTAACGGCGTTATAAGCGTAAACCAATGCAGTAATAGCAAGTACCACACCTGCTCCTGCTAACGCTTTTTGCGCTAATGACATTTTTTGAATTGAATCAACCGCTTTTAAGGTCTTTTCGGATAAAACCTTAAAGCTATCCCCCATAAACCTAATCCCCTGTACAACCGCAACACCTCCGGAATAAAACAATTGCATCACCTTAATAGCCGGGCCAAGCGCCGCCGCAAAAAGCGCAAAGTTCAAAATACTCTTTTTCGTTTCCGGATCAAGTAAGCGAAAATAATCTGCTAACCTTCCAAGCGTTTCCGAAAATGCGTCCGCAATTTCATTGATATTATAAACCTTATTTATTTCCGTTCCTATCGTCGCAAAAAACTGCTTTAACGCACTTTGCGCATTGTTTACGGCGTTAGCGATTCCGCCCTGTACGCGCTCGGTTTTTGCCAGTCCTTGCGTTATCTTGTCGATAAACTCGTCCGCTGATACGCCTGCATCGCGTAAAGCGTCCGCGCTAATTGTACCGAATGTATCTTTAATGGTTTTTGCAAGTCCGGGCATATTTTCAAGAATGACGCTTAAATCTTCTTGTAAAATCCGGCCCTTAGATGACATCTGCGAAAATTGGCGCGTAACACTGTCGAGCTGATCGGCACTTCCACCGGACGCGGCTAAGGCATTAGCAAGCTCGGCAATAGTCACCCGCGCCCGCTCTGCTGAAAATCCTACCGACTGCAAACGAATGGAGCCCTTAACGGCTTGCTCCAAATCAATGCCGGGAGCAAGTGCAATTTGTCGGAGTCTTTCAAGTTCTGCGGCGGCTTGCTCGGTGGTATAGCCCGCATTGCGCATCGTGGTATTTAACGCCTTGTCGAGCGTTTCAAAATCGCCTGCGGCTTTAATTGCGGCGGCTCCAATACCAATTAAAGGCAGCGTTAGCGACATCGATAGACCGTCCGCCATTCCGCGTAGTTGCTCGGCTGACTTTCTCATTCGGGCTTCCACTTGCCTCATAGAGCGGTCAAACTCCCTAAAATTTACCGCTATTCGTACGTTTAAGTCGCTAACTGCCATTAGTTTGCAATTCGTTTAGTATTAGATTCAAACATTGCGAGCATCAACTCGGCTTGTTTTTTTAATTCTGCCTCCGATACCTTTATGCCTTTAAAATTACTTTCTTCCCAGTCGAAGCGGGCTAAATCGGTGGGCTTAATTCTTTTTTTGCCTGTGTGTGGCAAAATAGCCCAATATCCAATTTGACGCGCTTGAATCCAAGATTCCTTCATTTGATCGTTCTTCGCTTTAACCATTGCGGTGAAATAGCGCGGCGAAGTATTGTAAAAGTCATCCTCCGACAAACCAACCCAAGCCGCCGTTTGTTCAAGCGACTCCCAATCTGTTAGGCTGTCGGTTGAGGCTCCCCCGATTGCGTTTCATCTCCTTTTGCCTTTGGCATTGACTCGGCAAAAAGCTCCATTATTTTAGCGATTGTATCTCCTGTAAGCCAATCGGCAACATCTTCTACCAATGCGGCAAAAGGCTTTTTTGTTGCTTTACCGCCGTTGATAAACCCTGCATATGCAAGATCCGCGATAAAGCTAATTTTAATTTCTGCTTCCCCGTTTTGAATTGCTTCGGAGAAATCGCGTAAAGCGGTGCGGCCTGTTGCTTTTTCGTAGTGATAAAGTGCGCCAAATCCGAATTTAATAGGCGTTTGAGTTCCGTTGAAATCTAAATAATTGACCATAGTTCAAAAAAGTAAATAAGGCCCGACATAAGCCGGGCCAAACATTAAGGATTTGTTGATTCTGCGAGTGCGCCAGTGCCTACAAAGGTAAAATCGTAGGTAACGTTTTCGTCTACTCCAGAAGATGACGCGCTTAAGCTTGTGAGCATGCCAGTACCGGAGTAGATCTTGTCGCCCGATACAGTCGTTCCCCATTTAATTGTGGCAGTTGTGCCGCCGTTAATTAGGGCAAACAGATCGTCAAAAGTGTAGGTGCTGTCCCAAGCGAACATCGCACTACCGGACATTTCCCACGACAACCGGCCGGGAAGCTGCGACCCCCACGAATCGGTATCTTTGCAAGTGGTGTCGCGAGGCGACATTGAGATACTCAAATTAGCATCTACGAGGCAAGTAATGGTCGCGGCTCCGACTTGTATTACTGCCAAACGGGAATTTAAAACGCCTGTTGTTGGCATAATGGAATTTATTTAGAACGTGAAAAGGATTTGGGCGGTGTAGGTATTGTTACCTCGTCAGCGACTGACGACTCGAACGTTTCAAGGGCAGCGGCTTGCTCTACCGTCAAAGGCGTGCAAGCGTTATCCGCTAATGCGTTTTTTCGGCAAAGTGTAAAGTCTGCAATCGGCTTTATAATGCCCTGATCTAACAGTGCCTTTGCGTCTGCACCTAAACGAACGCAAAAGCCGGGCAAATAGATTTTTCCCCCTGCGGATTGATCTACCCATTGTTTAATAAATTGGTATCTGTCCATTATTTTTTGAGTTGAATAGCGTTTAAGCGTTCTTGCATTTTAGCGACCTCAACGGCCAAGTCTTTACGTTCTCGATCGCAATTAACCAAAAGCGCGTTTAAGTCTTCGATTTTGGATTCAAGCTTTTTTTCAGTCGATCCCCACATATTGAAAAAAAACCAAGTCGATCCAACGAAAAATATTACCGAAAGTCCTTGATCTTTTAGCTTTGCGGCGAAGAGGTCGTATAGTTGTTGCATTTGTTATTAGGGTATTTGTCTTAAAATCGTTTTTTCGGTCGCTTAAAATTGTCTTCAATCCAAGTAAAACAGACCATACCAGCCATAAATCCAAAGCAGGCAAAAGTCCCAAAAAGCGCGTACTTTAAAAATTCCATCATCGCTTCGCCACCGTTGCGGGCCGGATCGCATAATCCGTACCCAATGAAAACCAGCTGTTTCCATTTTGGAAAAACTCGATAAAACCTTCCTCGTTCCACTCTGTTAGGCGAAGGTATCCGGGTGAGTAATACGCGCGCCTCCACGTTCCTGTGGCTTTTGTGAACGACCATTGCAAGCGGTCAAATCCTTGCACTTTTGCAATTCTAAAAAAGATAGTCGTTTGCTTGCTGTACCCTTTAAGCGCCCACGCTTGCAAGGGTAGTTCGGCTTGGCCTGCGGTGTCAAACAATACCACCCCATAAGCACCCTCAATTTGCGCTCCATCGCGAATCATCGCGCCTATTTCGGTACGATACTTAGAAACAACGCGCATATCTGCAACGCGCCTCCCTATTTCCTGCGCCGACAACTGCCTGAGCGCTTGCACCTGTTGCAAGGTGTCCTTGATGGGTACATCTGTTTGCGTGCGTTTGCCTGTGTCGTCAATCGTCAAATGCGTAAGGTATAACCCCTGCGCGGTTGGCGTAATGAACGTGGTATCTGTAATTATTGTTTGAGCGCTTGCGTTGAGCGCTGTTAGGAGTAAGGTGAATATTAGTGTATTTTTCATTTTCTTGTATGTTTTAGTTTAGTGAAGATCTACCCACGCGCCACCAGCGCGGACTTGGAGTTTGTTGTCTGTTGTGTTGTAGATAACCAGCCCGTCGGCAGGTGTTGCGATTGCGTTACGTTGTGTTGTGGTCATGCGAGGGAAGAGAACGCCCTGTGTAGTGCTTGCAACTTCAAACTTTGCAGATGCATTAGGAGCTACTGTACCGACTGATACTATTCCATCATAACCAATTGACAAATGAGTATAAAGGTTTCTATCAGCACTTGTAGATACCACGTCATTCCCTTCCTCTGTATTTGGCCTTGCTATAAACCGAAGCGCTCTTCCTGAATCAGAGTCTTTTCTCCCATTAACCCAAATGCCCGCAACCGTACCCCACAAATTACTTGAATTTGTTGTTGCATAAATATAATTAGTTCCATCATACAGCATATTTCTGCCCATAAATCCTCCCCACCCTGTGTTTCCATCTGTTGTCCCCCAAAAAGACATTCCAGCTGTATTGCCATTTGCGCCACCCCTAAATTGAGATCCTGTAGGCACATAAACATTTCCTTCAATATGCAATTTTGCTATTGGACTACTCGTACCCACCCCAACATTACCATCATTCCGAATCATTAGCGCGTTGTTATTGCCCGCGCTGTTGTGGAATTGCGCTGCCCAAGTGGATGAGGTGGAGCCGGCTCCGACTACATGAAGTCGGGCTGTTCCTGTTGTGTTTCCAATTAAAAAGTTATTTCCTGTTGTAAACCGTGCAGCTTCATTTGTATTAACTACAAATCTATATGGATGGTTAGTTAGCGATCCCAAAAAAATTGAATTACCCCCACTTTCTCCAAATCCAAATTGAACTGTTGTTGTGCCTAATCTAAGGCCTCCTAATATATCTAATCGAGATGTTGGTGAAGTTTGGCCACCTAAACCTACATTACCATTATCTAATATAGTGAATATATTTAATGGCGTAACCGGCTGCGAGTTTTGAAATTGAACCGCAATATTTGTAGACGATGAATTACCAGTTGATTTGACAAATAATGGAGCCGTAGGGCTTGTTGATCCTACGCCTAATCTTTTTAAGGAATTGTCCCACCATAATCCATTGTCTCCGCTTTGAGTTTGCGCTCCTGTCCAAAAAGATACCTGCCCGCTCGTTCCTGATCCTGTCACATCGTTTGCAGGATCAGTATCAACCGTAACAGTGCCGCCCCCATTTGATAGAGTTAAAGTGTTGGTTCCGGTGGATAGCGTTTGTAGCTCGTTACTTACCGATCCATCCACCTCCGTGCCTGTCACTGTAATAGTAGTACCCGCTGTGCCTACCGTATTAATACCAGCACCTGCAATAGTTACCGACCCTCCACCGCTTGAAAGTGTAGCTGTGTTCGTTACTACTGATAGCGTTTGCAGCTCGTTTGTAGGGCTTGAGTCTGCATCGTTTACATTTAAAGTGATTGTATTGCCACTGCTTATTGAAATATTACCTGCTGCACCTGTGGTGCTTAGCGTTTGCAGCTCATTGGTAGCGCTACTATCTGCAACCGTTTTTGCCTCCCATCGCTTATCTATATTATCCCAAGTTAATACCTGGTTATTGATAGGATTCGGTACAAAAACGTCGTGTAGTTCGTTAAGCTTAAGGCTATCAAGTATAATTGTATCGTTCTCAATCCGGATACCTTCACCCGCGTAATAGGTTGCCCCTTCGTTTATCCAAACCCAAGCGGAGCCAGTCCAGTAGTAAAGTTCCGGAGCTGCACAATTATTAATGACAACCTTACTATCGCCTTTTGTGGGCGTGTAGGCCGGTGCGCTGCACCCTGCAATCTCTTCAATGGTGTTGCCTAAAAGCTGCCATCCTCCGGGAGTATTGAAGTGGTACCATTTGCCTGTAATCGTATCAATTGCTACTCGCGAAGTACGTGCAGGAGGCACAAATGAAGGCGCGCCGTTGGTGTAACTGATGCCGGCGCCGTATGTAATGTTATTTTGTGCGAAAATTTGCGGTAAACTGCAAAAAAGCGCGGCAATTATTAATATATATCTCATCCAAATACAATTTTTAAAATTCCGTAAGGTAGGCCGTAAAAATTATTGGCAGTCAAAAAGTAAAGATCGCCAACGTTCAAACCTGATGCGAGTGCGTCGGCGTCTGAATCAAAAAAGCGTACTTTGATCGATGGAAGTGGGCCGTCCGGATTAACTATCATTATTCTATCATTTTAACGACCCCGTAAGGGAGGCCGTAGTAGTTGTTGATTGATAAAAAGTAAAGGTCGCCCGATTGCATACCGGCCGCGAGTGCTTCAGCGTCGTGGGTGAAAAAACGACCGTACACGGGCAACGGCGGCCCGACTGCATTTTGTCGATTAACGCGGATTGTATATTGTGCAATGTGGCAATGATAGCCCGAGTCGTTGTCGTAAATTTGGCGGACTTGTTCATATCTAATGCCGTCTATGCTTGTTAGTTCGAGTTGGAATGTAACATCGCGCCGAAAAAAGTCTATCGCCTGTCTAAACGCCTCCTCCGCTTGGCGCGCTTCGTCAAATGTCGTTCCCCAAATTGCTACCTCCGTTAAAACATTATCTACCCAACTTGCCGCCGATTTGTTGTGCGCTGGATTAGAGCCTACTACCGTAACAACAGCAAAAGGAAGGGCCGCGTTTTGAGGAGCCACGACCGGATAAACGCGCGTACCAAAGATGGCAAACGCGTCGGTGTTATCTGCTATTATTTTTCGAATAGGGCCTTGAACGTTCATTATACTTTTTTTAGGCGTTTGATTTTGGCTTTTAAGCCCTCTACAATCGTTTTTTGAGTGCGCTCTTTCATCATTATCCACGTCGGCAAAATAAACGGGCGTGGAGGTGTATTTCGCGTGCCTTTCTCAATCATGTGCGCGTAATACCCGTCCGTTTTGCCAAATGGCCCAAAAACGCCCTGAGCGGTTCCCTTTGCTAATTTAGCACCCACAAAAACCGCGTACTTGCTTTGCCTAAATCGCATAACGTCAAACGATGCAGCGAGGTTGCCCGGATAATAAGTCGCTACTACATTGCCGCGTCCTTTTGGCGCTCGGATACTTTTAACCAGCTTTGCGGTGCTGTACCTTTTGTGAACTTTGCGGCCGTGCGGCGCTGCCCGATAAAGGGCTGCTACTACCGGTTTGGCTGACTTGGTTAGAATAGCGCTCGTTCCGCGCTTGGCGTTGCGCGCTATCTGCCTAAATTCCTTTAACAGTTCTTCGACTTCCTTTGCTAACTGTTCGTTCATTCCGTTACCTGCGTTTCAAGTATTAAACGATCGTTTCTGCCTTGCTCGGATATACGAATTATATCCCAATTATCTCCATTATAAACAATCCGATCAATCACCATTACGTCTGTTTTACGAATTTCGAAGTTTGCCCGATTGGTTGCGTAAACCGCGCCTTCGGTAACGTCTTCACGAACTCCTGATTTTGGATACATCACCGCCGCCCAAACAGTCAATAAATTAGACCACGTTTCGACCCTTTCGCCGGTTGCATTTTCGACCAATGCACGACGTTGAATCGTAATTTGTCGATCTAATTTACCAATCGTTTCTTTTTTGTTCCTCATCATACCACAAACCGAGTATAGGGTGACATAAAGCGCTCGGAGGCGCGTATAACAGCGTCCGAAGGTGAATCGGTGCGGTTTTCGTATATGTCCGCCAAAATCAAAAATACTGCTATTTTCAAGTTGGCCGGAACCGCCGCCGCGCTTGCATACCCTGTCGAATAAGTAACCTTAACTTGGAATGGCTCTGCCGTTGCGTTCCACCCATCAACAGGAATAATTACCCCTCGTTCGCTTGCTGTATGCTTTTCAATAACATATTCACTTGACGCCAAATTAGTAAACGATGCCGGATTGGTGCTAACCGAATAACCTATCGACGTGAGCGCGCTAAATGGCGCGTAGGTCAAATTGAGCGGTTGGTCATCGTCTGGGAAGTTGCGGTATGTTTCCACGACCGTAGCGCCCAAAAGTGACATTTGGCAGTACTGTTCGACAAAGCGAATTGCCGCCCGCAAATAGGCTTCTATGATAGTATCCTCTGCGCTCCCGGTAACGCGTAAATGAGTTTTAGCCTCATCAACGGTTACCGGCAAGGAGGAAGAGTAAGTTAGCTCTATTGCGGACGGCAAGTATTTCATTTTATCGCTTTGTTGCTTTTTTAACGATTGCGTCTGTGGCTGCTTCAATTAGGACTTCAGCAATAACCGCTAAGCCATCTTTGATTAGGCGCTTGGCGCGTGATTCCGGTACGTCCTTATGGATGCCTTTACCGTATCCAAAGTCGCCACCTTCATCATGGCCAACCAAACTGTCTAAAACGCGAATAGTCATGACTAAGCGGTGATTAGGTGCTTAACTGCTGCTGTGTCAAGTAATTTCGCATCCCAACGAGCGAAGCCAAATAAACCAATTTCGCCAGTGCCCATGTATAGGTATTCGTTTCTCAAAATTTCAAGCGCGCGAGATTGACGAACCAAGTACTTGCTGAAATCGCCGAACAAGATCAATTTGGAAGCGGTGTTAATCGTGCTGTCCATGTCTTGATTAATAACATACTGGAATCCATCAATTGTGGCAGGTTCGCCCACAATGAAGGAAGGTTGCCACAAAGGACGTGCGTCAGATGATCCGATTGATAGCTTTTTAATGTATGCAAGTACATTGTCGTGCATCATAAAGCGGCCGTTGCGGCGGTACTCCGGATCTACGCTGTGTACCAAGTCAAGAATCTCGGCAAAAGTAATTGCAGTAGCGGACGCGGCGGTTTTACCCAAAGTTGAGCCAGTTACAACGCCCTGAGGCTGGAAAGAGCCTGTGCCGGTTGTGCAGCTTTCATTTGCAGCGCGGCCGAAACGAGTACCCATTAAATTAGCAACGTACGCTTCAATGTCGAATGCGCTGTCTTGGATAAGCTCTTTGGATAGCTTGATAAGATCGCGGTAAGTATAGGAACCAACCGCAACCTGTGCAAAGGTCGTATCCTGTACAGTCGCCGCGCTACCCTCTGCAACGAGTACCGCTTTGGCGCTTGTGTCGTTGTTAGTAGGGAAATTCAAGGTGTTCCCGGAATCGGTCAAAAGCAAATTAGCAACCTCCAAAACACCGCCATAAGCCTTCATCGACTCAATGATCTGATTTGCAAGGCTTACTGGAACAGTATAACCGCCCAAAGAGTTTGTACCAGCAATCAATGAGTTAGTACCGCGTTTTTCAAGGATGGAACGCTCGGCATCTGTCATCCGTGCCTCGCCTTGCATCATGTATTTGCGGAACACGGCGTTAAAGTCGGCGTTCACCTCCTCAGGATTGCGCTTATCATTTGCGCGGCCTCCTCTCTCCTCGTTCTCATAAAAAAGCTCTGCTGAGCGCTTTTCAGCTTCAAAAGCTTTTTGGCTGCGCTGAAAGGATTGGTAGGCCTCTTCCTGCTCTTTTTCAGCGCGGGCAAAAGTTGCCTCCAATTCAGATTTGCGGACATCGGTAAGTCCTTCCACGTTGAGCGCGGAGGCAGCTTCCTTCATTGCGGCTACTGCGTTGTCATGCCGCTTTTTTAGATCTTGGATTTGTTCTAAGGTCATCTTTTAAAATGTAATTGAATTTAAAAAAGCGGCCGCGTTTGCCTTTGCAATTGCTAACCGGATGTTTATGCTTTGGTTTTTTGGTGCTTCTACTTTTTTCGCGCCCTCAAATGAACGCTTTGCGACTGTTGTGTCTTGGTAAGCTGGGAACGTAACTGGCGCAACGTCGTAAAGCGTGCCACCCTTTAATAATTCGCGAACCTGTACTTTGCCGCCATATATTGCGCGGTCGATCCACTCGTCGGGCAATTTGCCGCGCAACTCCTCCGGATCTAACTCGCTCCAATTGTCGTCTTTTACGGTGAATTGGAATGAGCTTTGGAATATATCCCCGCGCTTAACCTCCTCGTAAGTGTCCCGGCCGATTTGCGTATCTGGTAAATCAACCTCGTATTGCAGTCCTTTGTCATCGACTGTCAATCGGAGTGTATTGTTTGCAGTTCTACCAAGAACTAAATTTGAATCGTGGTTTTTTAGGGCTGCGGTCTTGGAGGTGTCCATGCCGTCAAAAAAGGAACGGTTTACTTTCTCCAAATACCAGCCCATCGAAGTGTAAGTATCAAATATTGCAGCCGTGCCGCCAATTCTCATTGAATTGTCATTCTCTGCTCGTTTTTCGAGCGCTCCAATATTTGCGAGGCGTACCTCTGCCTCATTTATTGTTCTACTGTTGTTGGTCATTGTTAGGCGCTTGTAAATTTTCAAGTGTGGTCATGTTGACTTGGATATAATGCTTTTTGCCAAGTCCATCCGCAATCGGATTCATATTTTCAAGGCGCCGAACTTCGTCCAAGCTCATAACGCCCGCGTTTAGCATTTGGGAGTAGTATTGTGCGCGCGCTTGGGTGTCGCCGCGTAACAGCGAGTCAAGATTGAAGCGGAAAAAATAGTTAGCGCGGTCGGATTTGCGAATAACGCGGCGGTTCAATTCGTCCTCGAAATTCTTAACGATTGGACGTATTGTGTGCGTAACGAACTCGATTGACTGGTGTTCGATGTTGCCAAAAGTAGCGCGTTCAAGGTCGCCGATTAGGTGGAGCGGAACTCCAAAAAAGCGCGCAATCTCTCGAACCGTCATATTTGACGACTCGATGAATTGAGCGTCCTTCGGGCTAAGTGCAATTTGTTGGAATTTAGCACCGCGATCTAATACGCCGATCGATCCTGTTTCTTTGTAGTTGCGCATTACCCTCAAAAAGTTCTCACGCATAAAATCGGCCTGCTTTTGATCGAGTGGTATAGGCGTTTCAACGATACCTCGCAAACCTCCGCCATTCTCGTACATTGCGGCGGCGTAGTCATTTGCAGCCAATGCCATTCCAACGGATTCACGGGCATAAGTTAAAGGGCTTTTACCTTTAATGCCGTCATCGGAAAAATTACGAATGTGGAGAACCTCTCCGGAGTCGAGCGTTTCGCTAACGCCCTCGTTTGTATTCTTGTAAAATATCTTTCCCTTGTAAAGGTATGGTTCAACAAAATCCGGATGAAGTATCTGAAAGCCAGAAACGCGGCCGGTGCGGTCAAACTTCAATTTGGCGTACGCGTTGCCTCTCATCATCAAATGCAGCATAAATGTACTCCGCCACGTGTAGGAAGTCATCCGGTCGTTTGGCTCAATGCAGACCGCGTACTGTTCCGGAGTGCCTGTAATCTCTTCGGAGCCGTCCTCTAACTTTCTGTAAAATCCTAATTGGAGACTTGCAATAGTGCGAGAAAGTAAGCTCACACACGCGTAAACGGTAGATACTTTTAGTGCTGTTTCCGGATTGACCTTTTGACCGGCGACCGACGGCCCGCCATTAAGCCATTCTATAAACCAGCTT